CTCCAACTAACCAGATAGCAAGGGGGACATTTCTTACGGCTTTAAACTCGGGGTACTTTCCTTCGACATGACTTTTAATTTTCGCGGCTTGGACCATCATCCTCTGAACAGCAAATCTATACTCGGGGGTCAAGGCATCATGGTATTTAAGCATGAGACCATGACCCTCTTGATATAGACGGGCTATTTGCATCCTCTTACTCTTCACTTTACACGCAGCATCAAGATTAGACTGGGACATATATGCTTCGACACACACCATCCAATTAGAAATTTCGGGGACAGCATCCTTAACGATATCAGGGTCACAACCAAGAATAACAATTTGAAAATACGACCAAGCCTTGTTTACAGACTCCATCGTATACTTAAAGATTTCGGACATAGATGAACATGCACGGGGAAACATTGAAACTTTACGCATCCAGCCTTCAGGACTATTATCGCGGCCGGGAATTTTGCTGACCAAGTAGACAACACATGAAGAAAAGAAAAAAGCAATAGACTTAGGAAGAACTTTAGAAAGGGAATTTAACATTTCGCTCTCGTCGGTGAAACCACCAACTTGAGCAACAGACGTATCGGACCATAAATGCATATGAGATAACAAGTTAGACAAACCAGAACAGCCAGCTAAGGCAATCGTGGCAACCAAGGAAGCGACCTTGTAAGAAACGATGCCTAGCTGAATGAGGGTAAAAATGCAAACAAGGGTTAACAAAGCACGTAAGACAGTACGGACAGAAATTGGAAGGATACCACAGTTAGAATTTAAGACATCTTCAATTTTCGAGGTAATGAGGGAAGTTATGGTTTCGGCATTTGGGATGCCTTCAAGACGTTCATTTAGATTATCGACAAGAGAATTAGTTTGCTCTGACACAAACATGTTAAAAAAACCAATTTGAGCGGTACCTCCAGTAAACGAAACGATAGATTCAATTAATTTAATGATAGAAACAATGACAGAAAAACAGACACCAAGCTCCATTGCAGAAGGCTTCTTGCGAAGTCTCTTTATCATACAGTCACACTTGA